GGTCGACGCCGCGGGCATTGAGGGCGGCGACCACCCCTTGAGGGTTGTCGTTGATCCAACTGCGGCCGTCGCGGCCGACCAGGTTGGTGCCGGCCTGGATCAGCTCGATCAGCTCGGGGGTGCTGCCATCGCTGGGCAGCTCGAAGTTCAACGCGATGACCTCGCAGCCCTCGGGCAGCTCGGCGGCGTTGAAGGCGCGTAAAAGGGTGGGGGCTCGACTTAAAATTTCCATCCGTGACTCCTCGTGGCGGATTAGGGCTCGGTGCTTCGATCCAGAACCATGTTTAAACAATGTTTAAAAATCCTTGTGCTCAACGATTAGAAAAAAAACGTACCTTGATAGCCGTCAGGGGTTATCCACAGCTTACAGGGCGAATTTCAGCCCAGGACGTCGTTCAAATACTGCCGCAGAATCCCCTTGAGATGTTCCATGTCTTGGTCGGAGAGTCCGAGGTAGGGCCGGGCCGGAATATCGCCCCAAGGGATTCCGCGGCGAAAACTGCCCGCCTTGGCCCCGAACTGCTGGGTGGCTGCGTACTCCATACTAGTGCCGATCTCGACACCGCCGGGGCTGACCCGGTAGGTGATTTCGCTCGAGAGCCGCTTGCTCTCCCCGATCAGGGGGCGCTTGTTCGAGATCAGCGACACTCCGCGCTTGTTCAGTCGGCCGTCTTTGCGTAGATACGGGCTGTTGATCTTCTCTCCTTCGCGGCGGACGCTGTCGCCACCTCGGCGGCCGAGCATTTTAAGCAGAGTGGACTGGGCGTTCGGTGCCCATTGCTTGCCGTCCGGGCCCCGACCGACGACGAATCGCTGTTTGGTGGAGCGCACCCCGTACTCGCCGATCTCACTCAGAAGTGGCTTGGTGTCGGAGAGCTTTCGCACCTTCGCAAACAGGTCCTGCAATTCGCTGTCGTTGAATTCGACCTTGATCATTGCTATACTCCTTTTGGCGTCGCGTTCTGAGGCATGTCCACCGTCGGGTTCATACCCCGAAACGTCCAGGGCGTGGGAAGATGGGTCACGGAGCGCGGCGTGCCAGCAGCCACATCGACTGTAGCGCCAGGCTCTTGCGTCCGCTGCGCACCTCCCACACCGTCACCAACTCTCTTCCCTCGAAGCCTTTCGTCAGCTTCACCACCGGCCTGCCGCTTTTCCAAGAAGCACCCACGTCCTGCATCGGCCCGTCCGGAGCATTCAGCAACTGCGGCAGAAGCGCGTAATCCGCGGAGGTGACTGCGACCTGCCCTCTCGTGGCCTCCTTCGCCGGGTCGCCATGATCCTTCAGAATTTTCCTGACGGCACTCGGGTCAACCGCATAGTCGAACCCTGACACCTCCAGCCCTAACTGTGCCTGCAAGCATGCCGCGTCCGCCTTGGTGAGCAGCCCAAGTGTGCGGTAGGGCTGAATCTCCAGATGAGAGCGCCCCTCCAGGATGCGCTGGGCATAGCGGCGGGCGTCATCGGCCACCGACGGCAGCGAGCGGTAGGCCTTGGCCAGCGCGTCGCGGTTTGGCACCTCCTGCATATACGCCTTGGCCAGCTGGTAGTCCCACTGCAGGGTTTTCTCCGCCATCTTCCGGACCTGGTGAACCACCGAGGCACCCGGGGCATAATCCCACCCTTTGTCGATCCCCACCGGCGCGCCGGTCTTCGGGTCATTCTCGTCCCACCCTGCCGGCAGATCCTTGTCTGGATCGCCGCCGAGGCGCCTTGCGGCATCGGCATTGCGGGCCCCGGTGACGTAGCACTGGCAGCCCCAACCGTTCTGCGGCGAGTGCGTCTTCCAGAATGGGTGCTCCACCGGTAGCACCAGCCCGTCCCAGGCCAGGTGCTGAGGGCGCGGATGCAGCACCGAATCATTATGATGATAAACCTTGAGGGCGAACCCTCCTTCCGCGATCTGCGCCTCGCGGCCGGCGTTGTAGCTGCTGCTCGCGTTGGTTTGGTAGATCACCCGTGTGCGCCAGGCCCGCCTAGCCGCCGACTCGTCGCCAGTGAACCCCTGCCAGCCGTTTTTTTGCACAATCGCCATAAAGTCTTTGCGAAAGGCTTCCAGGCTCTTGCCTTCTGTAACGGCCCGATCCGTCGCGGCCGCCAGGTCGGCGAGCAGGTCGGCTTTAGTCGCCCCTGCCACAGTGAAGGCGCGGTCGTGGGCGCTCTTTTGCAGGTCATCCCAGCGGTCCGTCGGCACCAGGTTGCCGAGCTTGGCCCGGAAAAACGCCACCTGCTCGGCAAACGGGCGCTTGAGTGCGCCGCTGGCGACAGAGGGCTGCTCAGCCATGGGCCCGCTCCTGATCAAACCGGCCAGCCGCTTCGGCGGCCTCAATTCCCTCGGCAAGCACACGGGCCAGCGTACCCGTGGCCAGGTCACCGTAGACGGCCAGCACCGACTCCCGGAACTGCTCCAGCGACTCGGCCTTCTCCAGCATAGCCACGATCTGTGCGATCCAGGCGTCCACGGCCGGCTGCCCTTCGGAGGACAGACGCTCAGCGATCACTGCGACCGCAGCTGACGTGTTGCCTCCTTCACGATTGGCGGCCTTGGCCACCGACACAGGCTGGGGTGCTGGAGCGGGCGCGCCGAGCAGATCCTCGGGTTTGGCGTTTTTGTCGGGGTCGGGCAGGCCGAGCTTGTCGCGGACTACGCTCTGCTCGACCCGCAGGCCCAGCGGCACCAGTTCTTTGAGCGACAGGACCAGGGCGGCGGTGTCTTCCTTCTCGACGGCGCGCAGCTGCAGCTGGGGGTAGTTCTCTTGCGGGCCGTAGTTCAGATCGATGAAGGCCTTGACCAGGTCACGCTGCAGGGTCTCTTCCAGCTGCCCGGCGTCGTCGTCGCGGATGTCGTCACGGACCTCGGCCTGCAGCTTCTCATCGCCCAGCTTGCCGGGGGTTCCGGAGGCGCTGGCGGTCTGGCCGAGGATCCCCTTGCTGATCTGTGCGTCGAAGTGGTTGGCCAGGCGCTCGAAGAAGTCGGTGCCTGCGCCCTTGCCGGCTTCGACCAGCTCGATCTCCATCCCCTTGGGGAAGATCGCCGCGGCGTCGCTGCCGAGGTTGGCCACCGCCATGCGCAGCACCGCCTTGTCGTCGGGGGTGGCGCCGCTGTCGTACTTGCCCAGGCGCAGCGGCATGCCGTAGACCTCGGCGAAGGCCAGCCAGTCTTTGACCGAGTAGCTCTTGCACATGAAGGCCCAGGCGGCCAGACGGGCCAGGCCGGAGCGGATTGGAATACCGCTCTTGAGCCGCGGGGTGTGGCTGATGAAGCGGAAGGGCTCCAGGGCCAACCCCTCGGCCAGGTTGGCCTCGTCGCGCAGGCGGATATTGGTGCGGCTTAGCTGGTCGAACTGAAAGAATCGGGGATCACGCCAGGCGTAGCCCTTGGGCGTCCAGCGGCTACCGGAGCGGTCCCAGTCGATTTCGCAGACCGAAAAGCCCTTGCCGAGGGAGTCAAGCAGGTCTTTGATTAACCAGCGGAAGCCGCCCTTTTTGACCAGGGCGCGCACGGCGTCGGCCAGCTCGATATCGCGGGGGCTGTCGCTGACCGCTTCGATAGTGATCGGCAGGCGGGAGACGGCGAGCTTGCGCTTACCCAGCTCACAGGCGTAGTGCAGGTCGCGCTCCTCCATCTCCTCGGCCAGGGTCAAAAACGCCTGGTGGTCGCCCTCGGCGGCTTCGCGCAGCAGCAGCGCCAGCCGGGCAGGGGTGAGACCGGAGGCGACGGTGTCGTTCCAGAGGGTGCGCACCCCGGTGAGGCTGGGTGCGGCGTGCTCCTGGGTGAGGGCCTGGGTGCGGACCGGGCGGTCGTAGGCGTCGTAGAGCATCTACCAGAGTCCTTTCCCTGCGCCGAGTCCGGCGGTGATTTTGACCGGGCGTTCGCCGGGGTCGTGAGCGCCGCGGGGTACGGCTTCGTAGGCGTATTCGGCACGCTCGCCGCTGGCTGCGTGGATCGCCAGCGCCAAGCCCCAGAAGCGGTCGGCGTGGCCGTTTTCGCTGCGCTCGGC